GGCAGCCGTCCTCGTCGCAGTCGCGTATATACTCTACTACTAGATTCTCTTCTAGGTTCAAGTCGCCAAAGTTGTACTCCTCAATCATTTTCTTTGACTTTCGTACCAGTGTAACCAGGTCTTAATCTTAAGTAATTGCTTTTGCTGGCCCCAAAGCTCGCTCTGCTCCTCTAAGACTGCCTCTTGCATTTTATGGCGTATTAAGGAAAGCTGGCCCTCAATGAAAGCGCCAAGCTCTACGCATACGGGGGTATCAAAATTGCTCATGTGCGGTCACCATTTCGTCGTATAGGTACTTAGCAACTAGGTATACCTCTTGTAAGGTCTTGGTAGGGTCAGCGTTTAAACGCTCCATAGCCATCTTAAAGGCCACTTGGATTAAAATGCTACGGTCTTTACCTCCTGCATTATTTGCGGGAGCTTGTGCCATAGTTAATACTTGCCCATTAAAAGGAGCAGGCGCAACTTGCTGCATGTACTCACTCACGATTTTGCCCTGCGGCGTACCGTTGCGGTCCGTCTTGCCGGTTAACTCGTAGTTAATTGACTGACCATTTTGGAAAGCGTCTGCCTTTTTAGAATTTACCTTAAAGTGGTCGCCGTTGGCCATGCGTAGCTCGTAGGCGTACATTAAACCATAGGCGCTTTGCCATGTTCCGTCCCCGGTGGCGTGCTGTATTGTGCTAGTTTTCATAGAGTAAACGAATTATAATTATTACAAACATTAAAACGCTCCCAGTAACGGAAACAAAAGCCGCCAGGGGTAAGCCCACGCGGTCAATCCAATTTAAAAATCTATTTGCCATTTTGTGTTAGTGTTGGTTAACACGGCAATAGTAATACAAAAATTTCTATTTACGAAATTTGTTTTCGTTAAGAATTTGTGGCGTTACGTCTAAAACCATGCTCTTGCTGGTTCTACGGTAGTAAAAATCAAGCGTTACGCAGCCAATTGGCTTAGGCGGTGCGCCACGTTCTACGTGCCAGCCAAAGGCCCCGTCGCCGTATTCGTCCTTATAGGTCCCAGTGCGTAAATGCAATACCTCCTTTAAAATAGGCATACGGTGACCGTCTAGCCCTGCTTTGGTTTGATACATTGCGTACAGCTCATGCACATGGCCCATCCATACGCAGTCCGCGCCTTCGATGTCGGCCATCTTACGCTGGTGCTGTATGGTTCCCTTCGTTACTGCTCCGCCGCCACCGCTTCCGTGGTAATAATGTATGGCGTAGGACTTACGGATTGTTTGTCTTTTAAATTGTAGCGTAAGCCAACCACCATAGCCCCCGACGGTGATAGGTAGGGCGGGCTTGTAAGTGTAGTTGAATAGGTCGGCGAATCGCTGGAGTGGGTCCGTTTCCACGTTTTTAATGATTGCGGTTTCGTGGTTTCCATATCCTATAAATATAATCGTTTCGGCCCAGTCGCCAAACCACTTTACCGCATCTTCTATTACCGCGTCCAGGTAGTTTACTTTGTTATGCTCAGGCAGTATGTCCTTTTTACTGCGTCTTGGGTCGTACTTACCCTGCATTAAACAAAAAAAGTCACCGTTTATGGCAACTTTAGCCCCCTCTTCTTTGGCAAGGGTTAAATGTTTTGCAAGGGCTTCGCGGTCGCAGTGGGGGTTATCCCAGTGTAAGTCGGAAAGTAAATAAAGCTTGAAGTGCTTCCCTTCTACGTCTATCGTGTGGCTGTTTCGATGGTGCGTTATAATCATTTTTTTAGTATTACCACGAGCAAGGTAATACCTAAAACTATAATAGGCAGCATAGTAAACAATTCTTGACGTCGGCTTGGCTTTTTGTTAACCTCGCGAATCGTCTGAGTATTGCTAAAAACCGTATCGCCTTTGCATGTCCCCTTTACAAAAATGCGGTCCCCTGGTAACCGTACTATTTCCACTTGTACCCTATCCTGCACCAGCGTTATGCTATCCCGAAGCGTTACCGTATCGCGTAGCGTTTGCGTTTCGCGTATGGTTATGGTTTCGGTATTGATTATTTTGGGGCTACATGCTACTGTAAGTAACACGACGGCCCACGTTGCGAGCGCGTAGGGTTTCACGTTTTAGGTCTTTAGGGTTGTAGCTTACATGCACCCACTGAGGCTGCTTATCGGTGCCAAACTCATAGATAAGCTGGCTATACATGGCGTTGTTTTTCAGCCAATCAAATATCTTTCGGTGGTCCCCGTCCGGGCTTTGTAGGTCAGCTGCAAACCCATACAAATGGTCCGACTTATACGCGCCGTTCGCCGCTTCATTTACTAGCTTGGACCTATACCCGCTGGTTACCGTTACTGGCCCTACCGCGTCGCGTAAAGGCTGCAATACCTTTTGGCATAGCATAAGTAGGTTAGCCTCAATTTGCGGCGTTGGCGTATTGTCAAAAGCGAAGCGGGTCTTTGTCAGCTCCGCCAGGGTGAAGTTTTTGGTCATTTGTCCTTGGCAAAAAGTAATCCTACGATCGCGGGTAAAAATACGCCAGCCTCTACCAAGGTAGCCTTTTCATACCAAACCATAATCATGGCTACGCCGAATACAATACCAGCTAAGCAGCTAGTTTTTGGGTTCTCCAGAATTCTTTTTAACATCTTTGCGCCACTGGTAAAGGGTGTACCCTATGGTTAGGGAAAAGGAAATAGCGCCTACTATTGGCATAACTTGAGCGGCAACAGCGCTAAACATATTTAGGGTCCATGCCCCTACTAGGTGGTCGTTGCTCATGGCTCAATGGGCGCAGGGGGTTGGCAGTATGCCGCGGTTGGGTTAGCTAGGCAGTATTCAGCTGCGTACTCTTGCTCATGTCCAGCGAATACGTGGATGCCGCACGGCTCCGGCCATACCACGTAAGGGGCAAAGCTTGTAGTCAAAGGCTGGTCAGTCCATAGAATATCTACGCTAAGCTTAGTAGATTGCTTGGCGCACACTGGGCCTTCCTCACTAGGTGTCCACTCAATGCAAAGCTTACCCAGCTCCACTACCGCAGTAACTAGCTCGGGGTTGTAGTAAGTGTAGGTTTCGCCTTCGGGGTCGGTACCCGTTAACTCAATCTTTTTCTTTGCAGCTTCCCATTGAACGGGAGTATACTCGTATTTTAGGAATTTCATAATGCTGTAATTTCTGCCAGTTGGGCGTTGGTTAAACGGGTCTTAAATAGTAGGGATTGATAGATTTTTTTGGTCTCCGTAGAAAGTAGGCCAAAAATATCCATTGCAACTGGTGTAAAAGTCGTGGTGTTGGTAGTCCCTACTTGCACCCCATTTATGAAAAATGCGCTATTTCCCGATTTGTAAGCAATAGCGCACTTGTACCTTCCGTTTGGTTTAGCTTGCGTAAAAGAAAAATTACCAACTCCCTGAACTTGGCCGCTAATTGAACCAGTTGTTTGTTGGTTTATATATATATACGTACTAAATGCAGCTTGGTAAATGATTCCGTAATTAGAATTTTCACCAGCTACAAAATCAAACTCAGCAAACAAAGTTCCCTCAGTCTGCCCAATAAGCGAGCTGATGCTCGTTTTTATAGCTTCATCCGCAACCCTTGTAACGCTCGCTCCCAATGTAGGGATGTAAGAGCTGGCGTAGGATCCTGCTTCTTGCTGCGCTCCAAAAGCATAAATTCCCAACGAAGCGTTACCCGCATAAGTGGCGTAACCATCGGTCATATTACGAGCGGGACCAAAGTAAATTGGACTTGAAGCGCTTGCATCACTTGTGCAAATCGCAGTGCAACGATACCAACCATTCCCATAGCTAACCATAGATGCAGTAACCGATGCGCTGGTACTTACGGCACCAGTCAAAAGATTAAAGTATGCTGATTGGCTGTCTATAAAAGAATCATTTCCAAACAAAATACGAGCAAAATTCCTTCCGTTCGGCTTTGCGAAAAACGAATAAGAATAAGTTGTACCGTTGATAGTTGTAACTGCGTCACCAAGAATATGAAAGGCTGTCGTGGCCGATTCCATAACACTATCGGCATTTGTATAACCATCGGGTGAAACTGCTGTGTTTGCGGTTACTACTGCGTCTACTGCCCAACCTGCGTTGTTTAGTTGTTCTGAGAAAAACACAAGGTTCGTCCGCTGCGGTTCAAGCAACAAGCGAGGGCAAGTAGACCCCAAATAATCCAAACGGGGTAAACCGCTCACTGGGCCAACAGATACCGCTGCAGTGGTGGTGGCGATGTAGGCGGTTGCTATGTCGCCCGTTTCTACTTGTGCGCCAAAGGCAATAAAAGTACCCGTTGAGGCAGTTGACAAAAAACGTGTGGCCGCCAAAGAATCTACTGCTAAAATAATTATATCCGTGCCAATAATAGACGTAGCCGCCATCGAACAACGGAAAAACCCACCGCCTGCCGATACAATGCTTGCGGTACTGCCAGTTGCACTTGCGGTTCCGTTGACTAAATCAAAATTAGCAAATGGCGTAGGGTCTGTGCCTAAACAAATTTGTACAAATTGATGCGTTCCAGCCTTTAGGTAAACGCTTGTTGTTGTTGAACCACCATAAATAATGGTCTGCGTTATATACTTTGGCGCAGTCGCACCCGTCAAAGTAATAGTGTCAGCAGTCAACGCACCATTTAAGGGATTTGCAGTTGTATTTGGTGTAACGCTTACCGAAGCAGGCGCCCAAGTTGTATTAAACGCTTCGGACTGCAAAATTAAATTAGTTCGCACCTTTTCAATTAGGCCGCTTGAGGCGACGCGGGTGGCGCTTGAGGCACGGGTAAAGGCTAGCTGCCCGTCCGTGGTTAGTGGTTTTTGTGCGTAAACCTTGCCGCTCTTGTAGCCCGATGGGACTACTACTAGGCTGGCTAAATCGTAAAAGGGTGTACTCATAATAAGCGTGCAATGGCGTTAATGGTGCAATCCCGAGCCTCCGTTGTTCCACTGTCAGCCAGTACGTAGGCCTCGTAGGTGTTCCAAACTTGAGCGGCGTAATTACCCCCAGTAAAGATAGTTATAAATTGTGCGGTGTTCATAATGTGCAGGTGTTAGTTTCAACGGTTCCCCCGTCGCCAACTACGTAGGCGTAGTAATACGGGTTTAGTGGTAATTCGTAAGTAATCATAGGTCCTGGTTCGGTCGCTTAGATTCCGTGCTGGTTAGTATTGCCCCGTCTAAATAGGCCCGGTAAGTGGCGCGAGAATCGCGGTCGTTAAAACTTAGGTTCACGGGTTTGTACAATACGGAATCCCAGGTAAAGGAGTGGTTATACGAATAGGTACCGTGTAAATCTATTTCGTAGTATTGCCCAGGCTGGTAACTTTTGCGGGCTAATTGGTAAGCTACAATAGTCAAGATAAGGTCTTGGTCGGTACTCCAAAATATATTCCCGTAGGCCGTAGTACGTCCCGTGGTTGTGAAGCACCGCAACTCCCCAGCTAGCGCTGCCCCAATTCCGGAGCTGGTCCAAATATCCCCAAGCTCGGTATTAAGCTCCGTAGTTATGCCGTTAATACGTTTAGTATTGTCCGCATAATAAATTGTAGTGCTGGGGTTCGCGTTGTGGTACGCAAAGTACATGGTCGCGGTTGTTACTATTGAATCGGCTGGGTGGCCTGACGTTTGTATGCCGGTAACCGTGTAATACATGGGCTCAGTGCCTATGGTCGGTAGGGTGGCTAAGTGGGCACCATTAATGTGGTGCTGGATGTTTTCTAAACTCGGCCCAGGCCCAAAGATTCGGTGTTCCGAATAAGTAACAAAAGACGCGGTGGTGGTCCAAATGCTGCCGTTCCAGTAATAGTTACCAAACTGAATCGTAACGTAGAACTCAAAGTCTACGGCACCCCCTCCAAAGCCAGCATCAAAAGATAGGCGTGCGTTAAGGTAGGAATCTAGGTCTATGTGGTTGGCACCCGTTGGCGTTACGTTGCCCACGAAATAATTATCGCGTGCTTTGTTGTTGCCGCTTTCGTTTCTAATTATACCCTGGCTCGGTTGGTTGTGGGTAATAAATACCTCACGAAAGGCCGGTTTGTACAGCTCTAAGCCCTCCGAATACACAAGGGGTACTACCGAGGGCCCAGGGGTAGTGATACGCCCTAGGAACGCCCCAAATTTAGTGTAGCAGTTGTACCATGCTGGCGTACTAAGCCAAGCGGTCCTAAATACCAGCTCCCCTTTGTCTTGGTACAGTTGTAGGCCAAAGGTTGTGAGAATATCTTCTAGTGCTTCGCGGTAAGTGCGATACTCGCCATCGCGAAACCATAGGCCGCTTTGTGTGCACCCAGTCCACCAAAGGCCGCCCTGGTTTGTTGTGATTCCCTTGTTACTCGGTTGCAAGTGTTCGGAAACAAAAAAGCCGGTATAGCAGTCCCAAAAGTTGCAAAGGTTAAAAGTATCGGCAATTTGATCGGTGAACGCTTTTATGCCCGTGAACTGGTAAAAGTCTGCGCGTCGGTTAAGCATTTGGAACCCGTCCGAAAAGGTAAGCTTAACAAATCGCTGGCCGTTGGTCACTTCAATGCTGCATGAATCCGGAACCAGGAACCCTCGCCAAATTACGTTTAATCCGCTCTTTTGTTCGATTATATATCTGCCGTATGCGTCGCTTAAGATTGTGCGCCAGTCGTTAATGCTAAGGCCACCGAATACGCTAAGGTTGCATGTACTAGCAATTATGCCAGGCTTCACTTCGTCCTGCGCTTGGTAAGCAACTTCCCACGACGCTACGGTAAACTCCAAGCCAGGGGCTGGACTTATCGGGGCATCAACGCCCCAAAGCACCCAATTATAGCCCGCCGTATCGGCCGTTGCAAATAGGACCTTAGCCACCTACTCGCGAGAAATTATTACCACTGCGCTGGGTGCCTAGTAATAGGTCGGCTCCACTTACGCGGGCGTTTAGGTTCATGTCGCCACCTCCAAATAATTTGCCCATACCTCCGCCTGCTTGCATGGCTTGGAAAGTCGTTTTAAATGGCACTCCGGTTATGGCGCTAATAGTTGCAGCGAGCGCTACGGTTGCCAGCACCGCTGCCACTAACTTGGCTACGTAATCCTTTAGGGCTTTGCCTAGCACCTCAAAAAAGTTCTCGCCGTTGGTAAGCGAAGCGGTAAACGCTGTGGTAAGTATACTGCCAAACTCAGCGCCTATGTTTGAGGCTAGCTGGAGCTGGCTGCTAAAGTCTTTTACCCCTTGTATTAACGGCACTAGCTCGCCCTCGACTTCGCTAATTGCTTCCATTGATATAGGCTGAAAGGTGGCTAGTACCTCTTGCCTGCCCACGAAATTAAAATCCTCTTGGGCGTATTGCCTGGCAAGCGAAAGCATGCTACTGAGCGTATCTACAAAGGCCTCTGCCTTTACGTTTGCTTTCTTTAGTCCGTCCGCTGCTTTGTCGGTTGCCTCGGTTAACGCCAAGCCTAACTTGGGAGCGGCAAGGGTTGTATCTATTAACGCCTCTTTGGATGCCTTTAGACCGTCTAAAAATACGCGAGTAGCTGCGCCGTTGGGCGTTATGTAACTAGCTAAATAAGACAGTTTCTCGTATAGCGAAAGCTGGCCACTTAGCAGGGCGTTTAATACCTTTAGGCCGTCCGAAACAAAAGACAAAAAGCCAGCGTATACCGGGAGTAGGGCAGTGCCTATTTGCAGCTTTAAATCTTCTATGCTTGCCCTTTGTCGGTCTAATGCATCCGCGCTGCTTTCGATCCCTGGGCCTATAATGTCCAGGGTGGCTTTCATTGCGTTACCCAAGGCCTCTGCGTAAGGAACGCCAGCTGCTAGCTGGTCCTTCATTTCCTTGACGTTAATGCCTGCCTGCTCTAGGCCCTTAGTGCTTTCCTTTGCAAAAGCCGTTTGCAGTTTGTCGGCTATTTCGTCAAAGGCTATGCCCGTAGCGTCGCTCACCTTGTTGGCGTAGTCCAGCTGCGTTGCTAGGTCCTCAATGCCCGTACCTTGGCCCACTGCCTTTACGGCGCGTTCCATAAGCTTTAGTTTGCTTATTTCGCCGTCGGTTGCTTGTTGTAGCTGCGTGAGCTGTGCGCTCGTTCCGATATTGGCAAAGGCTACCTGGACGTTCTCCGCTTCGGCGGCAAGGTTGATGCACTCTTTTCCAAAGGCTATAATTTCAGCGCCGGCAAAGCTAGCGCCAATCATTGCGCCAAGGTTTGCAAAGCTCTTGGACGTTTGTTTAAGCTGCGCGTCTACCTGCTGAATACCACGGCGAAACTCCGCAGCATCCAGGCCCAATAATACTTTACTAGTGACGTCCATAGCTTCTTAATAATGCCCGCAGGCTGCTTTCTTTTTTCTCATCTTCAAACGCGAGTAAGTCGGTTTCCGAAATTACATTCTTTACCGACTTCCCGCTTATGTTTACCAGCACGGCGGCTAGCCATCGCTGCCTACGCCACTCGTCTTTGTCCCGTTCTAAGCCGTGCCTAAACACAGCCTCTAATTGTTCCAGTGTTAACGTCTTCGCTTCGCTAGGCGCAAGGCCTAAGCGTCCCACCAGCTGACCTAGTACGTCTACTGGGCCGCCGGCTGGGAAAAAGGGCCGTTAAGCCGCTGGGTAAGTTCGGTAATATCCCAAGCCCCTGCCATTGCTTTGAACTCGTCAAAGCTTATGCGGTCCGCCATATCCCAGAATTCCTGGGCATATAGCATGGCCAGCATGTCTGCCAGGCCTAGGTTACCTAATTGTGTAACGCTTTTACCCGTCACTTCTTCGAATAGCAATGCTGCCCCCAGCGTAAACTTTTTCCCGTCCATGGCTTATGCGTTTACGCCTACGGTAAATGCTCCAGTACCGTTAAGCGTAAAGCTTACCGTTCCGTTGTCTTTGTCCGGTGCGCTAACTGAAAGCTGCGAAAGGATCGCTGTACCTTCTACTTTAGTTTCACCTACTACGGGAGTAACCGTACCAGCTGTAACTTGGGTAATTCGGATGTTAACGATGTCGCCTACTTTGGCGTATAGTTCGTCTACGTTCCACTTGGCTGCGTCGTCGTCGCCTAGGTTGCTAGTGCCGCTAATAGTCCAGGACTTGGCGCTAGTTACGTAAGTACGAAATACTGCCACGTCTTTGCTTGTGGTTTCGCGGGTATCGGCGTTCAGCTCAATGCTGCACTCCGTTTCGGCTGCAAACGCTTTGTAGGTCGTTCCGCCGTCTGCGCTTAAAAAAAGGCGAACTTCTCCGCCGCTTATGTTGCTCATGTTTAATAGTTTATTAGAAAGGTGAAATCCGCAGCCAGTATAATACTTTCCTGCTGTTCATTGTAAAAGGCCTGCATGTTCTCCATGTAGGCTATGGTGAAAGTTTGTTCTGCCGCTACGCCTATGGCATCCGCCGCGCATGCTGTCGCTTCTAAGCTCCCGCTGTCTTGGTTTACGTACTGAGTGTACATAGGTATTACGCGGGGGTAGTGCTGCAAATTGTGGCGTATTTCGGTCAGTTCGTTTTGTGCTTCGTCGGCACTGGCGTAGTGCATGAATAGAGTAGCTGCTACTCGCTCGGCTACGTACTGGTCCTTACTTTCGGTTACGGTTATGCCGTTAAGGTTTATTACGATAAAATCCCCCGTTTCAGCTTGCGGTGCCGCCAATGAATAGACCGGCGTACTGGTAGACGCTTGGACCGCTTCATGTATGTACTGTAAGTAGTTCACCGCAAATGCGCTTTAATGCGCTTTTGTACAAAGTTACTAATTTTTTCGGCTGTCTTACGGGGTACGTCGCTACCTTGTAACGCTTTATCAAAAAAAGCTTTTGGCGTAAAATTCTTTGCAGTTCCGCCGAATAGCTGCCAGGGGGCGTAGTATGCGCCGCGTTTGCTGCTGGGCCGTAAGCCTACCACTACGTAAGCCTTTACCGTTCCCTTGTTCGGAAATACGTCTATACTTTTGTATAGGTTGTAAAAAGCACCGTTTGTTTTTTTGTTGGCATCCTTTACGCCACGTGCCTTGTAGCTTGCCTTGGCTTGTAACTCATTATAAGCCTCTGTGCGGGCCTTTTCCACTAGCGGACGTGCCTCGGCCTTTAGGATGTTCCGAAGCTCTCTAAAACGCAAAGTTTCCGACGTGCCTAATTGCTTTAGGCGCTGCCGGAACTGGTCAAAAGATTCTACCTTGCCGCTTTCGCTTTTTAGGTAAACAGTGTTACCCCGTGCCATTGTCGCGTAGGTTTGTTTTGACTAGCAAAAAACGGCGGCGGCCTTCGGGCGCTACGCTTACTATGTCGTAGTCCTCGGCGTTGTAGGTTAGCTTCCATTTTGCTGCCACGCTGTTGGGATAGCGTAAACGCCAGGTTATGCTAGTGGCGCTTTGAATTTGGTCGTACGGCATGGTTTCCGTGCCGGTTGCGCCTGGCACTATGCGCTCGGCGTAAAATGTGCCTGCGCTGGTCCAGGTCTTTGTTACCTGGCCGCTGTTATTTGTGGCCGTAGTCGGCTGGTAAAGCGTAACGCGCAGGTCTAGCATTACGAGAAATTTTGGCGGTAGCGAAATGCTAGGCGGTCAAAAAAGCGGTTTGAATTGTACGGCAAGTCGTCGCCGTAGTCGTACCCGAATTTAATGCGCTGGTACAGCGCATGTTTAATGTCTGCGGGCGGGTTAGTGTCGCCGCAAGTATAAACTATCACCATACGCTCAGGCGTTTCCTTTAGCGTTAGGGTCGTATTAACGTAGGTGTAATCGGTGTATAGGACTTGGACCGTTGCGGTGCCTTGGTCGTCGTATGCCGTTACACTGGTAATAGCCGTAACCGGACCCAGGGGCAGTGCGTATTGCTCTTGCCCCCAGGTGTCCACTGTTACAGTTGTCGTACCTAAACGATAGCCGGTGTAGCTGTTAAATTCCTCGACCGCTGCGCTGAAAAGCATAGTTAGTAACGCATCGTCTGCGCTACCGTCTACACGGCAAAAGGCCTTGACTTCGGTAAGGTTTACCGTAATCGGAGTATAGCTGCTAACCGTTACCATTTTGTTTAGATAGTTACGTCGGTTGCCAAAGCAAAGGATGCGTTACGCAATACGGCTACGTCCATGAAACGCTCTACGTAGATTTCCACGATTGAGGACTTCATGTTAGTGTAAGGGTCTACCATCAAAGTGGCACCGCCCCAAAATCCGATTTGAACGTCTGCGAAGTTACCGAAAAGCAAACCGTAGGTATCGGGAGTACCAGTGGTCTTTTTAGAAACCGTGGTATTAAAGATATTGTAACCGTTTGCAGTTTTGACCGGGTCAAGCATACCTTCAACAAGGAAGCGTCCGCTACCAGCGTCTACTTTGGTTTTCTTCAGCTTGGCCACTACGTTAGGGTGAGTAACGTAAGCAAGGCTACCGGCTAGTGCGTCGTTTGCAGCTAGTGCAGCTTCCATGTCTACTAGGTCGTCGAAAGAAATAGCACCTAGGGCCAAGGCTTGCGCTGCTAATTCTACGTAAATACCGCTAGGCTGGTTAGATGATCCAGTACCGTTAAGTACAGCGTTCTCTAGGCCTTTGTTGAATGAAAGGTTAAGCTGCTGAATTACGCGCTGCTCAATTCCACGGCTGTACTCTTGGCGCAACAGTTGGTTTGACATAGACGCAGAAATTACGGCACGCTTAGGTGACATAGTGACTTTATCAAAGTTGATGTCTTGGACGGTATCGGTTCCGGTTTCAGTCTGCCAGTTTAGCGTGTAGCTAGACGTTTGCTTAGGGAAGTCGATATTACCTACTAGGTTCTCTGCAACTGAGCAAAGGCCAAGCGTAGGCGTGTTAGGGTACAAAAAGTCGATGTAACGTCCTGGCTCGGTAAATACCAAGTCGCCGCCAAGGTTTCCGCCTGAACCGCCAGTAACTGACTGCGTACGGGTGAAAAGCATTTCGGGCATGTTGATGGCGTGCATGTCGCGCGCGTCAACTCCAAGCTTGCGCTTTTCGTTTAGGCCTTCTTGGTTTACTTCGGCTTCTAGGCCAGTAAGTTTACCGCTGCGGGCTTCGTTGATTGCTTTGATGATGTTGAATTTTCCAAGGTTACGAGCTTCGTTTTTTGAAAGCTGACCTTGAACTGCTGATGCGTCAACAAAAGTGTTAGCTCTTGTTTCTGCCTCGTTTTCGTGATTTTCCACGGTTTCGGGGTTTTGGGTTAATTGTTCGGGTTCTGCCTCTTGCAAGGCTTTTTCTAGCGACCGTAATGCTACGGACGTAGTGGGGTTAGCCCCGCGA